TATTGGGTGCTACCACATCTTCTACACAATTGTCAGCAAATACTTTATATTTGACTCCCTTTATGCCACAGTTTGATATGTCATTTCAGACCTATGTTTGTGGTATAGGAACTGCTGGAACAGGTTCAAATGCTAGATTTTGTTTTTATGAGTCAGATCCTGATACTGGATATCCGACAGGTAATCCATACGATACTAGCGCATCTTTCGCAACAACAGCAACAGGACCAACTGAAGTCGCAACTGGATCAGGAACAATCATTCTATTCAAGAATGTCCAATATTGGATTGGTTTACAAACGGATAGTAGTTCAACTCAAGCATCACATCGTGTCTGTTCAGCAAGTAGTTTGGTTCCACTTTTTCATAGTTTAACAAGCAATAATCCATCTGTTGTTATTGTAAATAGTTTACAAACATTTGGAACATTCCGTAATTTTACATCAAGTCCAGTTGTTGATGGTGATTTTTCAACATCAGGACAAATTGCCCCGATATTGGGAGTAAAGGTATCATAATGGAAATAGAACTTGTAGCAACAGGTCTTGGTATCATCACCACTCTTATAGGACTTGGGTGGAAGTTTGGTGTTTACTTATCAGACATAAAGATGAGTGTAGCAAAGATTGAAGCAATCCTTACACATACATCCGCTCGTATTGATCGTCTTGAGATTGAAGTAGACGAAATTAAAAAAGAACTAAGGTGGGATCATAAATGAATATGAATCTAAATCCTAAAGCATTGGCAATCGTTGGAGCAATTGGTATCACAGGTATGCTTGCGTTACAGGCATGTGATCTACGCTCGTTCGTAAAGGTAGACGCACCTCCAGCAGTATTGGAATCGGTTGATCTTCCTGAAGGGCGATTGACGCTTGATGAAGCGGAGGCAGTCCGTGAGGATTGGGTCTTTTGGGTCGAGTCCAACACAAAGCGATTTGACGCAGCAGTTGACAAGTCAGAACAAACCTACGCAGTCATCCACCAAATTGTCTCCATCGGTCTTGACACCGCTGGACAAGCGTCTAACGGGATTCCGTATGGGGGGATTCTATTTGGTGCGTTAACTGGTTTAACAGGTCTAATGCTACCTCAACCAAAGTTTAGTAGAAAGAAGGAATAAATGTCAGGAGTGAACTGGCAATGTTGCTGTCAAGAAGGACCAGTATGCGATTATCTTTGCGCTGGTAAAGATCAACTTTGTGATGACCAATACACTTGGGCAGGATTGCCACAGTTCAATATTGACTATTCAAGAGTAAAACTCAATAATAATACTCAAGGGTGTTGTTTTCAAAATCTTGAATATAATTTCACAGCAGTCTGTAGTCCAATCGGTCAAGTAATCCTAACACGCAATGAAAACTGTTGTTGGGTTGGTGATTTTGATATGAGAGTGATTGGAACATTAACTCATAGTTGGGACTTTGATGTTTTTAGTGGTCCACCAATTTATCCAAATTGTAATTATACAGATACTAATGGTTTCAATGAAGTTGTTCCCGCAAGATACACAGTCACTTGCGTCGGTGGACTGTTGAAGCATCAAGTAACAATATGCCATTTTCAAGTAGCGTGTAATACATGGGTAACATATGGTGATTGTGAAGGTTCTTGTCCATTAGAACCTACCAATACATGCTGTGAATATCAAGTAGGATTGCGTTGCGCTGGTGGAACAGTCACTTGGTATACAAAGATTCAAACTGCTGGAATTTATCATTGTCCCGATGGACCAATACAGATTGGTCCAACTATTTGTTATTGTGATCCAAACGATTGCGCTCCAAATGAACTACCCGCAATGGATAAATGGTGCGACTTACAAGGAACATGTGGTCCAGCATGGTTTTTTGGTCTTTATGTGACCGATACATGCTCCGAACAAGATCCTTTCTATCCATGCGATGAATCATTTAATGCTACGGGTGGTTGCCCATATATTGCGTCAATACCATATTCATCCGAAGGTGATTGGTGTTCGGGAAATCTAGAACAAGGAATAGTTTCGTGTATGGAATACAACTCAGTCATGACATTTGACCTAGGAGTCCTAGCATGAAAAACTTCAAAGGTTTGGGTGACTTAGTTGAATGGGCAATCCATCTTTGCTGTAAACCACTAGAATTGATTCTAAAGCGTTGTGGGTATCGGGTGTATCCACCACCTAAGAAATCGAAGAAACCCCCCTGTGGTCCTTGTGCTGCTCGTAAAGCAATGCTAAATAAAGCAATACCATTTCCACAAAAGAAAACCCCACCTGAGAACGCCTCAGATGGGGTCAACACTAAATAAGACATGGTAAATATACCAAAATAAAAGAAAATGTCAAGATTTCTATTGTAGAAATCTAAAAGAACATATATACTTTAGACTGTATCGCAGAATCGGTGGTAAGAGTGCGGTAAGTAGTTGCCTGTGGATCAAATCGACCCTATAAAGACTGAAAGGGGTCAGGAACGAAAACCCTGCTAAATACAAGATAGCACATCTAAAAACCAAACTGTTGCGGCAGATAGGGTCATACCCCGCAGAAGATAATAATCGTAGCACCTTTCATTGTGAGGATTGTCCTTTCTCACATTTAGTTCTCCACCAAGGAAAAACTGAGATTCGTTTGTTTGAATCTTGTAAGTGGAGTAAGCGTTTGATCCGTCGAAAGACTCGTATCAGATTGCGAAGTTCCCTTCTATCACCATATGTGTTGTTTGTATGGTGGTAAAAGGGGACTTTGCGTTTTCACCGCCTCTAGATCTGTATCAGATGATGTTTACAATAGATGGTCTTTATGGACCTTATGATGTTGACTTATTAGAAACTTATGATATGATATTATTATGATAACAATAGATGTAACTAATATACCAGTAAGAATCTTTTTAAAAGACTATTATGGAATCACAAGATTCTATCAAGGAACCATAACGGAACTTGCTTATGACAGAAACGGCAAACCCTATATGGTGACTTTTACATATGACAATAAGAAACAAAGGGTCATTCCTAAGTTCCAAAGTGAATGTATGATGGGTGTTTTTGGTAAAGGTTTAAAGAAAACCGAATATACACTTATTGTAGAAAATCAATAATCATAAAATAATCTTCATTTTTCTTTTCTTGAAATATAAGTTTTTATATATATTTTTGTAGCAATAATATTCAACGCTACAGAAAGAAGGAAAAGATGAAAGATTACAGTCAATTAAGTTTTAGAACCAAGTATCAAAATGGAGATCGTTCACCCGAAGTAGTTCGTCTATGGAATGCTATGAGTCGAGATGGTATGAAGAAGTATAGAGCAACAAATGAAACACTCACCGCTCGCCTCAAAGATAATGCTCAAACGCTACACGCACAAGCAGTCAAGCGAACAAAGAAGCAAGGTGGATATGTCACAGAAGATCCAAAAGAGATTAAAAAGATCAAAGAAATGTATTACGAGGTCTGTAAAATTAATAATATCTTGGGTAAAAAAGAGTATTGCCTTGACCACATTGTAGCAATATCAAATGGTGGTGGACATTGCCTTGACAATCTACAGATCCTTACCATATCAGAAAACTCCAAGAAATTTCATCACACAGATAAACACGCTCTATGCCAAAGACCAGTAAAACATAAATATACCACAAGATGAGCAATCAGATTCCCAATCCCTTCATCTATGCCACCGATATCGTTTGTGGAATCGATTATAGCATCAGAACCCCTTGCTTGACGCTGATACGACCAACTGATCTTAATAATACAATCGTCCCGTTCAACCAATGCGAGTTCTACTACATGACACACATCAAACGTGATGTCATCGACCACAAGAATATACACGGAACATTGATGGGGGATTGGGACTCTGACGAAACCCGCTATGAAACAATAGCGGATTGGGCAATAGATGTGCTGAACAAGAATGGTTGTAAAACCATAGGACTTGAAGATTACGCATATGGAGCAGCAAACAAGAGTGCTTTGACTCAGTTGGCAGAGAATCAAGGACTGTTGAAGTATAAACTCCACCTCAATGGTATTGATTATGCTAAGTATGCTCCAACAAGTATCAAGAAGTTTGCCACAGGTAATGGACGTAGTGTAAAAGCACAAATGTATGATGCTTGGTTGGTAGATACCCAAATCTGCCTACAATCCATCTTCAATCGTAATCCTGATGGCAAGATCAAGAGC